ACCAAAAGTTTACAAATGTAATGTTAATAATCAAATAATCAAATAATCAAATTTAGGTAAAAGAAAAAAGATCTGGGTTTTGAGCCCAGATCTTTTTTTGATGCAATAAAAATGGCAGCCACGACAACAAAGTGACTGCCACACACAGTTAACTAGAGAATACAAGGGTATGAAGCTTGCATTCTGATTGTAATTCCTTCTTACTTGGAACCTAAGGAGTAAACCAAGGAAGAAATTACATGAAAAGAATTATATCATTTTCGGCTGTTTTGCACAAGCTATAAATAGAAAAACAATGATAGGAGGCTACTAAATGAAAAACACACGTTATGGGCGATATGCGAGTATGGAGATCAAAGAGACTATCAGGGGTATATTGAGTGGTTCAATCAGGTAGTGCAAATTGCTATTGACCTAAAAAATAAAATGTAATTTGCATGGACAGTCCGTATAAAATCTATGGAATGTCCGTAAAATATCCATATAATGTCCGCAGACAGTCCAGAGGACCAAACGAGGACAAAATAAAAGCACCAGTTCAAAAATTCTGGTGCTTTATTTTTACCTGATAAAGGTTTGAGAAAGTCCGTTTCTAAAAACGATCCGCTGAACCTTTCCATTGTAGATGTCTATATAATCAATCACATCGTGAGTAAACATATATAATATTTTAGGATCAACCGATGTGGCAAGACGCTTATAACTGATATAGTTTCGATTAGTCAGTTTTTGCGTAATGATAAAGGTGCTTGCTTTATCAACAAATTCTTCGTCTGTGATAGAATTATCAACGGAGTTTTTATTGACAATCCCTATTTTCTCATCAATTTCAGCGATCTTTGTTTCAATTTCCGTTTTCTTTGTCATGTAATCCTTTTCAGATATAGCCATATCATCATACAGATATAAGTTTGTAAGACGATCCAGAGCCCTATCAAGCTTTTTCTTTTCGGCTTTTAATATCGTGAGTGATGATTGCACCTCATCATTTTTCTTTGCTTTATTAACGTTAAATGATCTACCATAGATGTTTCCCACTACACTCGATGAAAGAATATTATATAAGTCGTTGAGCTCTTCCTGATCGATGCTTTTAATATCTGAAAAAGCATCTCCAGTCAAGAGTGCATCTTGGAGATCAGCCGGACTATGGATTGAATCGAAGCCTTTTTGTGCGTTAAGCATATTCAGGATATAGTTAAAGATAAATTCTCCAAGCACTGGGTCAGATGTTGATCTGCCACGGCATTTCGTTAGTGATCGCCGTCTTGTAGAACAAAGATATTTGGAATACTGCCAGGAACGATTTTTGTTTGAGCTGGTCGAGGTCATTTTCTTACCACAGTTTTTACACCAGCACAGACCACCGAACACATGAACATGAATACCTTTAACATATAAGTTGTGTTCCGTAGCAAATCTTTTGTTGCCTTTTAGGATTGCAAGAACCCTTTCCTTCTGATCGTAAGAAATAATTGCGATATGATGATCTTCAATCATGATCCATTCTGATTCGTTCTTAAGTTTCTGACGATTACCAGCTTTTCGCTTATTATATTCGTAGCAGCCGCAGTACCACCAGCTTTTTAATATGATAACAAGAGAAGGAGGCGACCATTCGTTCCCTGATCGTGTTCTGTATCCGTGTTCATTCATGTATCGAGCAAGGTATACAAGAGATTGAAGCTCTTCGTATTTGTCATGTATCAGTTTTACAGTGTTTGATTCATTAGCAACAATAAGGAAATCTTCTTCCTCTGGATCGTATTTATAGCCGTATGGAACTCTACCGCCATTCCATTTGCCTGTATTAGCACGAGAGATCATAGTCGCAGTCACACGTTCAGAAGTCATATTACGTTCAAGCTCTGCGAATACAAGGATGATCTTAAGCATAGCTTCTCCTATAGCAGTTGAAGTATTGAACTGTTCGTTTTTGCTGACGAAAGTAACGTTTAGTTCTTTTAGTTCCTGATACATTTGAGCAAAGTCAAGAAGATTACGGCTAATCCTGTCAATCTTCCAGACGAGCAGATGAGTAAAAGCTCCAGTTCTTATTTGTTCCATCATGTCTTGATATCTTGGGCGGATTGTATTTTTACCGCTGTATCCAGCATCTTCAAAGATTACATAATCGTCAGTATTAAGGATCAGCTTCGAGTATGCAATTAAATCCTTCCGTTGCATTGGCAAAGAATCCTTATCAACCTGATGTAGCGTAGAAACTCGTATATAGATCGCTACTCGAATTTTCATAGCTGGTTTAATATTATTAAGTACCATATTTTAAAGTCTCCTAAAAAGCTGTCTGATGATTCAGACGGCAACAATATTATTAACTGTATCTTTTAACTCTAAGTAATCACACTTTGTAGGATTAAGAGCTAACAAGGATGGCAAAGTGATAGTTTTCTGCGTGGGTTTTTCTGCATTAAGAATTTTCGTAGGAAGAACGTAAAAATCCCACAGATCGAGGTCAAGTGGATTTTCGTCTTTCGACATTGCTGTATATATACAGAATATATATATGTCACAGTTCCTTTGCGACGGAGAATTTGCTTTATAATCTCCTGTTGCTCCAGGTACTTTTGCTGGGGCAATGCCAAACACAATATGGTCAGGATGTTTTGGACTATGAGATTGGACGTATCCAGACGATTTAACCTCTATCCTATAATTATTATTGTATAACAGGTCAAAAGGTCTCCACAGGTCTCTGCATAGCTCACAACCCACATGTACGAGATCCAATGCAGATGCAACGATAAATTCTGCGAGGACAGAACGATTTATATTATTAGTAAGATCAGAATAAGCCCATCTCCAGAAATCGTTGATTGTGACAGATTCTTTCATGCCATTTACGACAAATGGTTCATTTCCTATGTATGTATTATTCATGATGTTTTCCCTTTTTCCAGTCTTCTATACTGATAATTTTTTATTAGAGCTATTCTTTGGAAGAGTAGCCAGCATTCCGTCAAGATATGCAATAACTGTAGATCTATATTCGGGAGGAAGATTTCTAAATTTATTCAGAAGATCGTTTTCTAAACTGTTGGAAATTTCCAAATTTATAATATTGGAATTCGATTTTTCTGAATTTGTATTACCGAAAACAAGCCAATCTAAGGATACGTTGAAATAGTTGGAAAATTTTATAAGAGCTTCTAGTTTTGGCTTTCCACGTCCTTTGTTCCAATCTGTAAAAGAAGAACAGGAAATACCAAGTTCTTCTGTTAACTTTTTAGCAGTCATGCCTGATTCACGCTGTAGCTGGTTTAATCGATCAATTACTGTCATATAATACCCCATTTCAAAAAAAATTGGAAAAATCCAAGCAAACACTTGACTAATTGGAGTTCTCCAAGTATAATAAAGATGTTACAAAAACAACACCATTTTAAGCACAAAAAAAACAATCAAAATAGTGCTAAAAATGATATTACATTCGATTTTACACAAAAAAAGTCGAATTGTAAATAATAACCCCGAGAGGAGGGATAAGATGAAAAGAATACTATCTCCGTGGTGTAAAAACGCCAAGAAAGCAATGATAGATAGAGACATGACAGTAAGTGATCTTGCAGAAGCAACTGGAAGATCAAGAGTATATATTTCTTCGGTACTGAATGGGAGACAGGTAGCCCAGCCAGTCATGCAAGAAATAAGCGATGTTTTAAATATTAAATTGGAAGCATTTAGGTAACTGTCTATAGTATACCCAGAAAGGAAGAAAACTAACATGGGAAAGGGCTACAAGAAAACTAATGAAAATGTATACTTCAAGGCTAGAAAAGAAGCGGCAAAATGCAATGAAAAGCTATATAGCCGAGAAGGAGCAAGCGAATTGTTGGGATTGTCCGTATCGACATTGGCTGATTACGAATTGGGTACGACAAAGGTTGTGCCAGTGGACAAAGTAATGCTGATGGCTGATCTCTATAATTGCCCTGAACTGAAAGCTGGATACTGCAAGCATGAGTGTCCAATCGGAAAATCAATTCCAATGGCAACACAGATCAAAGGCTTGGAAGGGATCACATTAAGACTGATTAAAGAATTTGACGTGAAGAAGATCAAGGACATGAAGAACAGCCTGATCGGGATCACAGAAGATGGGATCATAAGTAAGGACGAAAAACCAGAGCTTAGGAGAATCCTGAAAATGCTGGACGAAATGGCATTAGCAATCAGCGAGCTTAGACTTGTTGGGGAGAAGGTACTGAAAGGAGATCACGATGGATATTGAAAAAATGAAGAAGATCTTAAGCACAGAGTACGGAATTAACTCTCCAGAAGAGTTAGACGAAGCAATGAAAAGATCTAAGGGTATTGATCTAGCAATATTTACAATGCCGATCAACAAAATAAATAAAAAAGAGAAATAGGAGGAACAGAAGAGTGGGACAGATGACAACGAAAGAATATCTTGAAAATGTTCAGGTAGGAATCGAAAACGAATTAATGAAAAATGTTCAGGCTTTGCCAGAAGGATTTAACAAACAGAGATTTATCCTTAACTGTACAACAGTTATGAAAGATAATCTGAAAGACTTTTCAGGAATTGATACAACATCAGTCGCAGTTACATTTGCAAAAGGAGCTTACCTTGGATTGGATTTCTTTAACAAAGAATGTTATGCAATTCCTTATGGTGGAAAGGTTAACTTTCAAACGGATTATAAGGGAGAAATCAAGCTCGCGAAAAGATATTCAAAGAATCCGATCAAAGATATCTACGCAAAGAATGTAAGAGAGGGAGACTTCTTCGAGGAAAGAATTGAGAACGGAAATCAGATCGTGAACTTTAGACCAGAGCCGTTCAGCGATAAAAAGATCATTGGTACGTTTGCAGTTGTGCTGTATAAAGATGGAAGCATGATGTACGATACAATGTCTGTTTCAGAGATCGAACACACAAGAACGTCATATTCAAAAGCTGCGAATAGCAAGGCATGGAAGCAGTCTTCGGGCGAAATGTATAAAAAGACAGTCCTTAGAAGATTATGCAAGATGATTGATCTTGACTTTGACAACATAGAGCAGCAGCAAGCATTTGACGATGGATCAGACTTTGATCCGAATAAAGAGAATGTTATTGACGGACAGGCAAGAGAGGTAGCAACAGACCCATTCAAATCGAGTGAAGAGTCTACAGAAGCCGAAGAGGTTGATAGCCCACAGCAGTAAAGGAGAACAGCGGTATGAAGTTAACAAGCGAGAACTATTACAGTCAAGAGGCGAATAAAGAGTATATGTCAGTATCCCAGTTTAAGGATTTCGCTGGAACATACGGAAAGATGCCGTGTGAGTTTGAAGCGTTGGAAAAGCTGAACGGCAGATGGGAAACGAAAAAGACGACTCCGCTTCTGGTAGGTAGTTACGTTGATTCCTATTTTGAGGGAACTCTGGATCAGTTTAAGAAAGAAAATTCAGAGATTTTTACACAAAAAGGAGAATTGAAAAGCAATTATAAACAGGCTGAAAAAGTCATTGAGAGAATCAAGAGAGACAAATACTTTATGAAGTATATGTCAGGGGCAAAACAGGTAATTATGACAGGAGAGCTGTTCGGAACGAAGTGGAAGATCAAAATGGATAGCTACTTGAAAGATGTTGCAATCGTTGATCTGAAAGTTATGAGATCAATCACAGACTTGAAATGGGTAAAGGATATCGGATACTTAGACTTTGTAAGATACTGGGGGTACGACATTCAGGGTGCGATCTATCAGGAAATAGTGAGACAGAACACAGGGAAAAGACTTCCGTTTTATATTGCAGCTGCAACAAAGGAAGAAGAACCAGATATCCGAATTATTCAGATCACACAGAATTACTTGGATGAAGCGATAAATTCTGTTGAATCACACATCAAAAGGGTGCTTGAAGTAAAGAACGAAGAATCACTTCCAGATAGATGTGAGCTATGTGATTGCTGCAGACACAACAGAATATTGACACATCCTATTTCAATCGAGGACTTGGTAGCCGGAATTTAGGAGGACGAAAGCGGTGAGGATATGGCTTGGATAAGCGTACATGAACAAGTTACAAGCGGTAAGCTTAGAAGATTAGCAAAAGAACTAAGATGTTCTCAAAACGAAGCCCTCGGAATGCTTGTGAAATTTTGGCTGTGGGGGATCAGTAATGCAGATAGATATGGATACATTGAAGGAACTGACAAAGAAGACATTGCAGATGTGGTAAATATTGGAATTTCTAAAAATATTGATTCGGAAGAAGCAGTCGAAGCAATGATCCGAACAGAATGGATTGAATGTCGGGAAGATGGCTTATACATCCATGACTGGGAAGAATGGCAAGGGAACTGGTATGATGCAGTCGAAAGAAAGCAGAGAGACAAAGAGCGTAAGAGAAGAAAGAGAGCAGAAAAAAGAGAACAGGAGCTAGAGAAAGAAAAACAAAAGAAGATAGAAAAGGAGATCAAAGAAGAGAGTACAAAAGAAACTAAGGATACAAAGGAGATCAAGGAAGTTAAAGAGACACCGAAAAAGGAAAAAGGGTACAGCAGCACTTTTGAAGATTTCTGGTCTGTATATCCACGAAAAATCGGAAAAGGCGATGCGTATAAGAAGTACAACGCAAGAATCAAAGATGGATGGAGTCCTGATGAATTAAAAGAGGCTGCACAGAATTATGCAGAGCAGTGTGAGATAGAGCACACGGAGAAGCAATACATTAAGTATGGCAAGTCCTTTTTATCGGACAGCACACCATTTACTGATTACTTGGGATCATCCAAGGTATTAGCCGAGGAGAAGGCTGGAATGAAACAACAGCAGATCAAGAGTCAGAAAGATAATGGAATACATAATTTTACACAGCGAGATTATGATTTTGACGACCTTGAGCAGCAGTTACTAAAGAAACAATTTGAAAGCAGTTAACAGTTAAAAAAGGAGTAAACCATATGGAAGAGAAAGAAATGTTAATCAAAATCTATAACCAGCAAGACAGACTGGATGTAGCACAGATCCTGATTAAAAACGGATACACAGTATCGCAGACAAAGAGAGCGAGAGTACCAGGAGGAAAAACAGTGGATTACTTTTTAAAAGTGAAACTGGATGAAGAAAATGCAAACACAACGAAATAAGGAGATCAAAGAAGAATGGACAGCGTAAGTTTTACAGTGTTAGGAGAGCCGACAGGAAAAGGCAGACCAAGATTTAATACACAGTCAGGCAGAGCATATACTCCAAAGAAAACGGTAAATTATGAAACATGGGTAAAAATGGAGTATTGCAGACAGTGCAGCGATTATAAGTTTCCTGATGATGCAATGATCGAAATGGAGATCACGGCATACTATCAGATCGCCAAGAGTGACAGCAAGAAAAAGAAGCAGATGAAATTAGACAATATGATCCGACCAACGAAAAAGCCGGATATGGATAATATCGTAAAGATCATAGCCGATCCACTGAATGGGATTGCATATCATGATGATTCGCAGATCGTTAACTGTTCGATCAAGAAATTCTTTTCAGATCAGCCAAGAGTAGAAGTGAAAATAAGAGAGGTGTAAAAATGGAAATGGAGAAAGAAACAATACATATCACAGACGATATATTTATCATGATGCGAGCAGACATTGATAAATCAATTCAATATTTGCTTGATAACATGATCTCAAAAGGAAGTTACGACGGAAAAATCAGCTTAAATATTTCTGTAGGTTTGATCCCAGAATATATCGTGAATGGAGATCAGGGTAAGGGAAAACCTGAAACCAGATTGGTATATCATCCAAAGTTCAAGCATGAGATTAAAACGAAAATGCAGTTTGAAGAGAAAGAAAAAGGTATGAATTACCTTGGAGAGCATGAGCTGTACTTTGATACAGAGAAAGGGGAATACATGGTAAAGCCTGTGGCAAATGCTGAACAAATGTCCATATTCGATGATGAATACAACAAGGAGGGCTAGGCTATGGGATTTAAGCTTTATACAGAAGAATTCAAGCAGAAGGTTGTAGAAGCGTACAAGAGTGGTATGAAAATGTCAGTTGTTGCGGAAATGTTTGGAGTCTCAACCAGTGCGGTAAGCAGCTGGTCAAGTGGAACTAAGAAAAAAGACAGGCGATTAATGTTCACGGTTGAACAAAAGAAAGGATTTGTAAAGTATCGGATACAGCACAATATTTCACATGAAGATATGGCAAAGCAGATAGGAGTTGTCAAGGATACTTTCAAAAACTGGGAAAACGATTACTTCTATGAAGTTATGGAAGAGATCCAGAGAGAAAACCGTAGATTCCAGAAGAAAGAGAGATTCGGAAAAGCAAACTGGACTTATGTAGGAACAGGCGGTTACTTCTCGTAACAGCGTTAGCCAGACAGCTTAATTTTCTATCCGATGGATCCTAAGAAACTATTAACAAGTTATTTGTAAACTATCAAAGGAAAGGAAACTGTAAACATATTTTTTCGATGTCTTGTGAATTTGCATAAACTCAAGATTTGATCATTACAATTATTAAATTTCACGAACGGAATTACAAAATCATACATAGGATCAATCAAATAAATAATTTATAGAATCGGGCGAAATAAAGAGAATAAGCGATCAGATAAATCTTTTCATAGATCGGATAGAAAATTAAGCTGTCTGGGCAGTATTAGGAAGGACAGGCACACACAGTTAATGAGAGAAACAAGGGAATATACAGGAAGGAGCGTGAACAACTATGATGGTAGCAGGCTATGAGCATGAGGGCTTTGTAATTCCGGACGAAGAGTCTAAGGATTATATCTGGAAGAAAGTAAGAGGAAATGAAGAAACAAAAACAGAACTTCTCGAATATATGTGGGATGTGATCATGGATGATAGAAAAGAGAGAGAAAAGCTGAAAGAGTGGTTCTTTGATGGAGTTTGTCATCTTGTAGAGTGTGACGATCAGGGAAGAGTCAAGGGATACTTTGAGCAGTAAATAGGAGGTATGAGAATGAACGAACAGATTACAGTAAATCTAAATAATTTAACCGAAGAAGAAAGAGAACAGTTCAAAACGCTGGTAGATAAAGGAAGAGGGAAATCAAGTAGAGAAAGTTGTGTCTGGAAACCAAAAAAAGGGGAAGTTTATTATTATATAAATGATTATAATGTTTCGATTGCAGATTTTTGGAACAATGTTTATGTAGACAAAGATAGACGGAAGATAGGAAATATATTTAAAACTGAAAAGGAAGCGGATTTCGCAAAAGAAAAAGCAAAAGTAAAAAGAGAACTGGAAAGATATGCTTTAGAACATAATGACCCAGATTATAGCGGAAATGATTATTACTACATAATAATGAACACAGGAGTAAAAGATACAAGTGTTTTAGAATATTGGAAAGCGAAAGTTGAAGGAGCAACACATTTTACATCGGAGAAAATTGTTAAAGATGCAATTGAAGCAGTAGGAAAATACAGAATTTTAAAATATTTGTTCGGCGTAGATTGTGAGGAGGAAGCAAATGACTAACAGTAATATCTTAGATACCTGGAACAAAGAAAGAATTAAATATCAGATACGATATGCAAAAAGTTGTGCTGAATATCATAAAGACCATGAGAATTTAGACAACAAAGGACATATGCATGAACAGAGCTGGGTGTTGATCAATGTTTTTGGGTTATCAGCCAAACAAGTCGAAGAAGTAGAACGAGAGGATGGTTTTACAACAGAGGATATACTTAGTCCTGAATTTGAAAGGTGGTGTCGCTTATGAATTTAGAAGAAGCTATCATATTTGCAAATAATATGACAAAAACAAAGTACCATCATGGAATGGTTCAAATGGGAAACCTTAATGACGATGAAGCGAATTTTTATTTCGAAGAAGCAAAAAGTTATAAACAGCTTGCGAAGTGGTTGGAAGAATTAAAAGATTTGAGAGAATACAAAGAAAAATACAGATGGCATGATCTAAGAAAGAATCCTGATGATATTCCTGACGTAGAACATCGAAAAAAGGAATATTTCCATGTGGTACAAGAGGGTAAAGAAACAGGACCTACAATATTACAGTATAAAAAAGACTTTGGCTTTGGATTTTACAACGACTTTGGCAATGGTCAAAAATTTACAGAAGTAGACACAAACTTTACAGCACCGATCGTAGCATGGAAAGAAATTGAAAAGTTTGAAAGTGAGGGAGAAAATGCTGATACAAGTCGAAGATAAAACGATTGTAAATATGCAATATGTCCGAAGCATATGGATATATGAGCATCAGTACAAAGAAGGAGAAAAGAAATACCTTGTTAAATATGAGATGACAGAAGAAACAGAGGGAACTGTTAAGACCTGCAAGACAAGGGAAGAAGCTGAAAAAGTGTTAGAGCGGATACTTAATCTGTATAACAGAGGACAAAAGGTAATTAGAATCTAAAGGAGTGGGAACGTGATTACAAAGACACAATTCAAGGATGCAGTTAAAAAGGCGATCATTTGTACAATTATGAGTCATCAAGAAAGAATCAGCGATAATTGTATAAACGACGAAGAGGTAGCATCAATCTTAGTAAGATTTTATGAAAAGATTTTCAGAAAAGTATATGGAGAAAAAGAGGAGTCAAAAGAGTGTATAGATATAAATGAGGTGGATGAAATATACGTTATCGCATTTGATTGTCTGTACAAAGATGATGGAATAACACCAAATTATGTAATATATCAAGAAAATATGTTGTGTTTGACAAGCATAAATGCTTTATATGAAATTTTAAGAAGCAAAATCGAAGATGATTATTGCGAATTAGAAAGAGACATTGACGGCTTATTAAATATGTGGAGTGACGACTAACAGGATGAAATAAAGGAGATCACAGAACATGGGAAATACGATAGAGAAAATAGAGAGTGTGGCAAAGATGTTAAATGGGCGACACATGCCGAAACCTTACGAAGTGTACAAACACTTTAAAGGGAACTTATATGTTGTCCTTAATGTTGCTCGCCATACAGAGACAAATGAATTACTTGTAGTATATGCTGCTACAAAAGAAATGCAAAGAATCTATGCAAGACCATTAGAAATGTTTATGAGTGAAGTAGATCACGAAAAATATCCTGATGTAAAGCAAACATACAGGTTTGAAAATATGATGGAGGTTTAATCTATGATTATAGGATTTTTAAGTGGATTATTCATTGGATCAGTAGCTGGTGCAACAGTAATGACTTTATGTCAGGCAGCGAAAGAGAGGGATGATCTATGATCTATAACAAAATATTGGCTTATGCGTTTTTCATGGTAGGAATTATATCTATAATTGCATCAGAAATATATGAACGTAAAAGAAAGCCATTTGCAGCACTTAAATTAAATACAGCATTTTGGGCATGTATGATACTTTCGGCTTATTATTTTTCACTGATATAGAAAGGCGTTAATTATGTTTAAAGTAAAGAAGAAAGCAACAGGAAAGATTTACACAGTATTTGCTGTCCAGAAAGATAAATTCGAGTGTACGGAATTTCTTATTTACGATGATACATGGGGCTGGGTATGGCGATCTCCGTTAGATTATGTGCCAGTGGAGGTAGAGAATGAATAATCAACGCAAAAAAAACAGAAGATATTACACTGAAAAATGGGAGGAAGAAAATTTATACCAAGAATGTAGAAGTTGCAGACATAAATATTCTACACTCGAATGTGAATTATGCGTGGATTTTGATATGTACGAGGAGGCTATATGACAAGAGCAGAAAAAATAACAGAATTGTATAACTATTGTAATATACATGGTTGTTGTGAGGTATGCAAATTAGAAGATTTGTCACTAGGTTGCAACTTTCAAGAAATGGCGGATACAACAATAAATGCTTTGTACGAAGAGATAGAAAAATACGTCATTGATGGGACGTTACACATGCTTAATAATTTAGCAAATGTTAAGAAGTTAAAAGGAACGGAGGAATGAATATGGAGAGATTAACAGAATACAGCTGTGGAGTAGCAGTTATCAGAAACAAAAACCTTATCAATAAGGCAATGTATGATCTTGCACGTTATGAAGATACAGGGTTGACACCAGAGGAAGTTAAAGCAATGAAAGATAGTAAGAGTGATCAGGTGGATTATTCGTTGCTGGAGTATTATAAAACATTAGGAACACCTAAAGAGTGCAGAGAAGCACGAGAAAAACAGAAACCGCACAAAGTAAAATTTGAACCTTGGATGGATACAAAGTGCGTTTGTGGATATGAATTTTCAAGAGACCTTGGGGATGGATATCATGACATTCCGATTGAAAGAAAGACAAAATACTGCCCGGATTGCGGTCAGAAATTGCAATGGGATGATAAAGAATAAATAAAAAAGCCGCTTCCTAAGAAACGACTAAAATAGACAATAAAATTATAGCTCGTAGAGTATATAAAGTCAAGGAGGCGGCAAATGGGAACAAAACAGTTAAAAAAAGAAGTAAATCAAAAAGCAACAATGTATGTACTTACGCAAGAACAAATTAATGAGATCGCTGCAATAGGAGCAAAAGAAGCATTAAAAGTACATAGAAAAGAAAGACAGAAAGATGAAAGAAAAAGAGCCAGAGATGCGGATAAAGTAAAGCAGACTAAAAAAATGCTCAGTTCATATAGACGCATCAAGGCAACATTGGAAGATGAAGAAGAGTTTACAGAAGAAGAGAAAACGGAATTGAGATGGAAGTTCATTGAAGATCTCATGGGAAATGCAAGAGAGGTGGCTGGAAAATCTGATAAGACAATTAAAGATATGGAAAGACGTAGGCAAGAGGATAGATATTGTGTGTATCGCATTGAAAAAGCAACTGAAATGTATAAAAATGAATGCGAACTGACAGGAAGTGACGAAGCGAAAAGAAGATATAGAGAATTAAGTATGCTATATCTCGATGAGAAAAAGCACACTGTGCAGGAAATTGCGGAAGTAGAAAAAGTGAGTGACAAAACAGTATATAAAGATATTGGAATAGCGTGTAAAATCGTAGCAGTTTACTTACTTGGAATATAAAATTTTTGAACTATTTATCGTAGAAAAAAGGTAGGTAGAAAAAAAGTAGGTAGACTTGTAGAAAAAGTACGTGTTAATATGGTATCAGTTAATAAACCATATGTCACCCCTAAAAAGAGCCAGTTGTTTATATTTTTTCTGAACGAGGAAATATAAACAATCGGTTAAATCTCTTCATTTCAGTGTACATAAGAGAGTATATATAGTATAATATATTATATAGAAACACACAATTAACTAGAGAAAAGGAGTGGTAAAATGGCAATTTGGACAAGCAGATATAGTAACAAGGAGCTATTAAATGACAAAAAGTATTATCCGGTAGGGATCAGCATTGGGAAGCCAAGATTTCCTTTAGGATATAAGGTAAGGGAGCAGTGTTACTCTCTGGCACCGAAAGGCTATATGTTAAGTATGGATCTGGAAAGATTTACTCCAGCATATTATAAGAAATTAGCTGATATTGGAAATGATAGAATTATTGACATGGTAGAAAGACTTGAAGAAAGAGCCAGATCAGAGGGTAAAGAATTAGTGCTTTTATGTTTTGAAGACATAAGAATACCGTCAGATTGGTGTCATAGAACTGTATTTGCTCAGTGGTGGGCAGAAAAAACAGGAGAAATAATTGAAGAATTATATGATCCTAACCAACCAAAAGGAAAGAGAAAAACAAAAGAAGATAAGAAACCTGTTGAAAAAGTAAAAGAAACAAACGAAGGATTTGAACAAATGAACTTGTTTGACATGTTGGGAGCAACAGGGATTTAATATAATATCCGGAATTGGTGTAAAGTAACATACTTTCAGTCCATGAAAGAGATCCTGGTTCATTTCAGGATTCCGGTCCAAAAACAACGGCATTGTATTCAGAAATGGGTGCAATGCCTTATTTTTATGTCCAGAAATAAGGAAGGAGAAAAACAATGGCATTTTTTATGGATCCAGGAGCAATGTTCTTGGGATGTTTGGGAACATCGGAACAAAAGTTTCTGGTAAAGCTGATTGAAACAGCTGCAAAGAATGGCTACACACGATTTGTAGAGCCATGTGCTGGAACATTTGCCATGTCAAATCTGGCGGTACAGAATGGTTTTAAACCGAGTCAAATAGAGTGTAGCGATGTGGCAATGATGCCGTCTGTTCTTGGATATGCTATAACGGAACAATCGTTAGAACCATTAGAAATTCACGCACAAGGGTTTACGGATGAAGAACTTCTTGATCCAGCTACAGCACTATATGCTCAGTTATATTTAAGAACGTCAAAAAATGCTGGAAATGAATATTTCTATAATATTTTGATGGATCTTAAGTTGAGAAGAGAAGAACATATTGCAAGCATAAATCAGCAGATAGAAACAACAAAAAATCTATTGCATGGTATGAGCTATCGCCCTATGGATATGTGGAAACATCTCGATGAGGTCTTGGATGATCCACATGCAATAGTGATCGCAAATCCACCGACTTATTTTTCAGGTTATGAGAAATATTATGATACGCAAGGGAAAATGGTATGGAAAGAACCGGAGTATGAATTGTTTGATCCGGAAACTGGACACAAAAAGTTCTATGATATGTGCATGGGACGTAAAGCGTTGGTAATTTGTTATCAGGAAAAGAAGCCTGGAGAAGCTGTTGGGTATACGATATATGCAAGATCAAGCACACGAGCAGATTTAAACGCATATATAACAACGAATAGAGAAGAAGAGGCAACGATGCTTGCTAATGGAAAGAAGATAAAACGTCCTTCTGAAAGCAAACTAGAGCCTTTGGAATGCAGTATGTTGCCCAGAGATTACGAAATAACGGAAAATAGCAAGATACAGATTATTTCAATTAAATCTGCGGAAGCTCAGTATTACAGACAGCTTTGGACACATAACTTTGTTGGATCATCTGCAACATTCAATAGAGCTGTTCTGATTGATGGCATGATAGCTGGTGTATTTGGGATTTCAAAAATGCAAGCAACATCTTTATTCATATGGTACGTTATGAAGGTTCCACACATGACGTATAGGCTTGGTAGACTATTGTATATGCTGGCACAAAATCAGAATTTTATAAATACAATTCTTGACGATCTGGAAAGAGAGAAAGTTACAAAGGTACGGACAGCAATGCTTACGAAATATCCAGAGAACAAAGAAGTCAGAGGAATTATGAAATTAGTAAATAGACAGGCTGATAAGAATAATGGATTTAAGTTGACTTATGAAGCGAAAATAACAGATCGAACAGAAGAGGAAACGCTGAAAGAATGGTTGAGGAGGGAAAGACAATGGCAGAAGAACAGAGCAAAAAATATGAAATGATCTACGATATGGGTTCAGGATTAATTATTGCGAAAGTTCCTCTTGATAAAGTTAAGGAACAAGATATCAATGCAAGGATTATGAAAAATGAAATGCAAGACCAATTGACTGCAAATATTAAGAACAGAGGACAGTTGGAAAGTCTTCCGTTTTTTTGTTTAGTTGAAAATCAGATCGAAATCATTTCTGGACATCATAGAGTTAAAAGTGCTAGAGCAGCTGGAATGAAGGAAATAATTGCAATATTAGATGTCAGTGGTCTTACAAGAAGTAAAATTGCTGCAAAACAGTTGGCACATAATGCAATTTCGGGGTTTGATGATGACAGCACATTAAGAGAAATTGTAAAAATGATTGATGATGTAGATGATATGATTGAAAGCTTTATCAGTAAGGATATCCTGGAAGAGCCGTTAGAAGAATACGATAAAATGGCTTCTCCAGCAATAGAGTTTGATTTTAAGACAGTTGTATTTTCTTTCTTACCACATCAAATAAAAGATCTTGATGCATTGATCAAGAATTTGGAAACAGCGGCACCGGAGATTATTGGAGTAGCTACTTATGAACAGTGTAAGGAATTTACAGAAACACTAAGTAAGTATCAAAAATTTTCTGATATTCGAAATGTAGGTGCTGCAATTCATTCGATGGTGCAAAGTGTAAACGAAAAAATGGATAATGTCGGATACGATGAAAACGAAGAATGGACATATTTAGCAAAGCTTTTCGGAAGTAACGCTATACCAGGAGAAGCAGCAAATGTTATTCAACAGGCAATTAAAAAAGCGGAGAAAAAAGGGACTATTACAAGTAAGAATAGGTGGCAGCTTATCGAGTTTTTATGTGCTGACTACCTTAGTGGCAAATAATGTATGGCAGCAAGGACAAAGTACAATGCCGCTTATCATGACGACTGGGCTTGGTCTTTGGCTGCTATGGGTGCAACAAATAAAGAAATTGCAGAAGCAATGAATATTTCGGAGCGAACCATACTCCGCTGGGCTAAAGATCACGAATCTTTTGGTAAGGCATTGTCTGAAGGAAAAGGAGTATCAGATGCAAAGGTAATCAGAAGTTTATATAAGATGGCTACTGGTTATGAATACACAGAGGAAAAGAAAATTGTAGAATACAACACGGATGGGAGCGTCAAACCAATACGTGTTGAAAAAACTATTAAGCACGTACAACCAAGTGTGGGAGCTCAGTGCTTTTGGCTGAAAAACAGACAAAGAGATAGATGGCAAGATAAGCCAGATCCTATTATTGATGGAACAGAAGAGAATGATGTACAAATATATTTACCGGAGAATGGACGTGATAATAATGAAACATGAAAAAATTATTATTAAACCACAGGAAGGGCCTCAAGAAAAATTCCTTGCAACATCCGCTGATATTTGTATTTATGGCGGAGCTGCTGGTGGTGGTAAAACATACGGATTGCTTTTAGAACCTCTTAGGCATATGAATAATTCCGATTACAACGCAACGATCTTTCGACGTGATTACACCCAGGTAACATCTCCAGGAGGTCTATGGGATAGTTCAAGAAAGATTTATCGCTATGTGAAAGGTGCAAGTTCGTTAAAGACACCTAAATTACATTGGGTATTCAGAAAAGGAGCATCGGTCAATTTTGCACACCTAGGACGTGATGAAGATTGTGATAACTGGCAAGGTTCACAGCTTACAATGATAGGGTTTGATGAGCTGACACATTTTAGCGAGTATCAGTTTTTTTATATGTTATCAAGAAACCGTACAGATTCTGGAATAAAACCATATGTACGAGCTACTTGCAATCCAGATGCGGATTCCTGGGTAGCTGATTTTATTTCTTGGTGGATAGATCAGGAAACAGGTTATCCAATACCAGAAAGATCAGGAGTAATTCGATGGATGGTACGAATAAATGAAGCTGTTACATGGTTTGATAGTAGGGAAGAGGCTGTACAAGGAGCAATTGAAAATGGAGTCAAGCAGAAGCAGGCAGAGACTATGCCAAAGAGCGTAACGTTTATTTCAAGCACACTACATGATAATAAAATTCTGATGAAGAATGACCCAGGGTACTTAGCCAATTTACAAGCGATGGCTCTAGTACAAAGAGAACGCTTGTTATATGGGAACTGGAAGATTAAAGCTGCCGCCGGCTTAATGTTCAAGCGAGAAAAAGCAAATATGCTAGAAGAAATGCCATTAGATGTTATAAAGTGGGCAAGAGCTTGGGATCTTGCAGCTACATCCGAAGACGAAAATGGAGATCCGGCATATACAGCAAGTGTACTGATTGGCAAGAGAAAAAATGGACGATATATTGTTGCTGATGTTATTAATCGTCGATTAAGCTCGTCAGATGTTCGAGAGATAATAAGACAGACTTGCATATCGGATAGAACAAAATACGGAAGAGTAGTTACAAGACTTCCACAGGATCCTGGACAGGCTGGAAAAGCACAAGCACAGAGTTTTTTAAAATTCTTGGCTGGGTTCATTGTTAAGTGTATTCCTGAATCCGGAGATAAGATTACGAGAGCGGAACCATTTTCGGCACAGTGGTTAGGACTTGAAGGCATGGATAAAGGAAATGTTGATATATTAGTAGCACCTTGGAATGAAGAATATTTTAATGAGTGCGAAAATTTTCCACAGTCAAAATTTAAAGATATGGTAGACGCATCTAGCTCAGCGTTTACAGAATTAGAATCAGGTAATACGATCACAGCACCAAGTAGTTTACCTGATACACGAGATAGTTACTGGACATAGGACAGACAGGAAGGAGGAACAACATTGTATGATGAAATAGGTCGCATCGGTCAAAACCGGTGGGGCGGTAGCTTTTACGAAGAATTTCTCCCAGAGTTGAGAGGTCAACGAGGAGTAAAGGTATATACGGAAATGGAGTCTAACGATGATGTAATCGGAGCGATCATATTTGCGTTCCTTTATAAATAAGGCCCGGTGGCTCAGCTGGTTAGAGCGCCGCCCTGTCACGGCGGAGGTCGTGGGTTCGATTCCCATCCGGGTCGCTTTATTTTTTGAATATTTGGGATCATAGCTCAGCTGGGAGAGCATCTGCCTTACAAGCAGAGGGTCATAGGTTCGAGTCCTATTGGTCCCACTTTTTAATTTAATAACTATGCCGTTGTGGCTCAATTGGCAGAGCAGCTGATTTGTAATCAGCAGGTTACCGGTTCAAGTCCGGTCAACGGCTTCACACCTGGTCATAATTATGTTATGATTTAGGTGTTTAAAATATATATGGTTGGATTCCCGAGTGGCCAAAGGGGGCAGACTGTAAATCTGTTGGCACCGCCTTCGAAGGTTCGAATCCTTCTCCAACCACTTAATTTTTATCGCGGGATGGAGCAGTCTGGTAGCTCGTCGGGCTCATAACCCGAAGGTCGTTGGTTCAAATCCGGCTCCCGCAATTTTTTATTTTAATAAGTAGTATGCCCAGATAGCTCAGTCGGTAGAGCAGAGGACTGAAAATCCTCGTGTCGCTGGTTCGATTCCGGCTCTGGGCATCTTTTTTATTTTATAAAGAAATTCAAAGAGTTAACTTTCAGAAAGAATGAAAAAACCGAAAGTTGACTCTTTTTTTTAATTCCTATTCAATAGGAATTAAGTATGATATAATAAAAATGAAAAAATATGTTTACAAAGGGATAAAAAATGACATCAATTTATAATAAGTTGAAACAACTACAATACAAAGAAGATTATCCTTTTCACATGCCAGGACATAAAAGAAATTTAAAGATCGATTCATTATTAGATGCGATTTCCAAAATTGATATTACAGAGATCACAGGATTTGATGATCTTCACCATCCAGAAGAAATGATTCGAGAATTGATGGATGATTTAAAACAGATTTATGGAACAAAAGAGAGTTATCTACTGGTAAACAGCAGCACTGCGGGGAATTTAGCTGCAATAGCTGCATTGTGTAATATTGGAGATAAGATACTGGTTGCGAGAAACTGTCATAAGTCAGTCTATCACGCGATAGAATTGTTGGGACTTGATCCAATCTATATTTATCCAGAGATTGATGAATATGGAATCTGTAAAGGCATTACGAAGGAACAGATAGAAAATATTATAACAAAAGAAACTTCAATTAAGGCAATGGTCCTTGTTTCACCAACATATGAAGGAAGAGTATCAGATATCGAAGGAATATCAGATGTTCTGCATCGAAATAATATACCATTGATCGTAGATGAAGCTCATGGGGCTCATTTTATTTATCATGAGGCATTTCCAGAGAGTGCAGCAAATAGCGGAGCAGACATTGTGATACAAAGTCTGCACAAGACATTGCCCGCATTTACGCAAACGGGATTACTTCATTTGTGCACAGATTGTGTCACAAGAGAAATGATGCAAAAGAAATTGTCAATATTTCAGAGCAGCAGCCCATCCTATGTGTTGATAGCATCAATTGAACAATGTATCCACATATGTAATGAAAATCGTGGATATTTTCAACAATACTACGAGAAATTGTGGATACTACGTGAAAAACTAGAAGAATTAAAATATATCAAACTGGTACCAACGGATGATATTGGAAAACTTGTGTTTTCGGTAAAAGACACGACAATATCTGGAGAAGAACTATTTGAGATTTTAAGAGACAACTATCATTTAGAGATGGAAATGTCAGAACTTTATTATGTGATCGCAATGACAAGTGTGTGCGATACACAAGAAGGGTACGATAGATTGTATCAGGCATTAAAAGAGATCGACAGTGAGATCACAAAAAAGAATACAGAGTATTTATTTTTGGAAAATGATTTTCATCAAAATAAAAAGATGTTAAAACCAGAAGAAGCTGCAACAAAAGATCGAATACAGATTGATTATGATGATGCAAAAGATGAGATTGCAGCGGAATTTATTTTTTTGTATCCACCAGGAATTCCACTTGTTGTGCCTGGAGAAGTGATCGATAAGTATGTGATCGATAAGATCAGACAGTATGAGCAATATAATATGAAAGTGATAGGACTGAATGATCATAAAATATATATAATAAATAGATGA